TTTAATGCCCAAGATGATACGGATGCCGTTATTATTGAGGCGTTGCCAGCAGACACCCAGATAGAAGTTTCTTATATTGGAGTGTCTGATACTGCAACTACCACTGGAATAGGTTTTTCGTATATTGAAACCTTTTGGTATTAAGGAGGTCATATGGCTAAAGATACTGCAAGTGGTAAAATCCCTGCAAATGGTTTGTCCTCGAAAGAAGACGTAAGCAAGGAGACCTTGGCGTCTCTAGCTTTGGCTTCTCACGGACCAAACCAGATGCCAATGGGTGTAGTTCATAAGTCTATTTCCACGGATCGTGGTAAATTTACTTGGGACTAATCAAATAGGAACGGGGGGCGAAAGCCCCCCAATCCTTTGGAGGAATTATGGCTGGAAAAATAAATGTGATCACGGCTTATGTGGGTGGTAGGGTACTACCTACGTCTCCTAAAGAGGCGTATGGTCATTCTACTGCTGCTGGTCGTGGATATTACTCTATGGAAGAAATGTCAGATGAAAGAACTGAGGATTTTATGAGAGCGCAAAAGGCTTCCAACAATATGGCAAATGTTGAAGGTCAGATGGTTGGCTCTTGGAATCAAGAATTTTAGGAGGAAAAATGGCAACTGACTGGTCATCTATAACCGCTGAACGGAGGAGAGCTATTAGGGCTGAAATGCTCAGGCGGTGGAAGCAGAAATTAAGAAAGAAAGGGGCAGCTAGAGCAGCGGGTGGTGATCCCACAAAGGCTGGCGGTACAGGGAGTATGAAAGGCTTTGGATTAACTGCTAACGAAATAAAATATGCTCAAACTGTGCGTAAAACACAGAGAAAGAGAGGAAAGGAAGATGCCTCTTACGTTATCCCCGGAACAAAGAGTACTAAAAAACAGATAGCCGCAACTGCTAGAGCAACTGGGGCTGCTAATCCTAAGTTGGTTACAGCACAGAAGATGAAAAGTAAGAGTGAAGGTGGTACTGTTGGAAAAGGAACTCACGCAGCCATAGCTGGTCAAAAAGGTGGTGGTGCTAAGAGAGTAGCTGCAAAAGCGTGGCGCACTAAGCATATGGCTGCAGCCGGAACTGATTCAGCTAAAAAGAAAAGGATTCAGAAAAGATTCAAACATATGATTGGAAAATAATTGAAGATAATAAATCTGCCGTCCAAGGAATGGGACGAATTAACCCCAGAGGATGTGGGGGGTAGGCGTTCTGAAAAAACAGTTTGCATCGTAAGATACGGCGGTTTTGGAGATATGATTCAAGTATCTTCCCTTTTCCCTTTGTTTAAGGAACAGGGTTATAAGGTATGTTTAAATGTAACCGACCGGGGTTACGATGTTATTAAAAGCAATCCATATCTAGACGAGATTCTTTTTCAAAAAACAGATCAGGTTCCCAATAATTGTTTAACACCATACTGGGAAAGATTGGCTAAATGCTTTCATCATTTTGTACAATTATGTGAATCTGTAGAAGGCTCTCTTCTTGTTACTCCTGCTAGAACGGAACTACTGGGCGGCAAGAAAACATTAGTACCCGCAAGTCCACGATATGCATGGAGTAAGGAAAAACTTCATGAGGAATGTAATGTTAATTACATGGAAAGAACTCATGATCTAGGTAGTGTTCCGTTTCTCATAGGAGATTCATTTTTAAAACCACTCCCTCTTCCGTATAATTTTTGCCCAAAGTTTTATCCAACTAATAAGGAAAAGAAATGGGCAAAGACAGCGAGGAAAAGAATTAAAGTAAAGAATGTTATTCTTTGGTCTCTTTCTGGTTCCTCAGTTCATAAGGTATATCCTTGGACTGATTCTGTAATAGCGTCAGTTCTTATGGAAAGAAATGATGTGTCTTTTGTAACTATTGGAGATGACTATTGCCAACTTCTTGAGTGTGGATGGGAAGATGAGAAAAGAGTTATTACCAAATCTGGTAAATGGTCTATTAGAAAAACTCTCGCATTTTTAGATGAATGCGATATTGTAGTTGGACCTGAAACTGGTGTTCTAAATGCTGCATCTACTTTAGATTGCCACAAGATTGTTATGCTTTCACACTCATCTAAAGAGAATTTGTCTAAGCATTGGAAAAATACAACCACGTTGGAACCGGATTATTATCCTGATTTTTGTTTTCCGTGCCATAAGATGCATTATGGTTTTGACACATGCAATAGAGATGAAGAGACGGGGGGTGCTATGTGCGCTGCTAAAATTAAACCACAAGATGTAGTAGAGGATATATTGAGAAATCTTAAATGAGTACATATTTAGTTTTATGCCAAGATATGGCTAGAGATGTGGGTATACCCGGAACGGGTCCGGCCACCACAACCACTACTGATTTGTCAGAAGAAGAATCTGCTGTTGTGCGTTATATAAATAATGCGGATCAAGATATTCAGAGTAGATGGTTTGATTGGGACTTTCTTTGGACAGAGGCGTCCATTACAGCCATCAGTGGAACTTCTACTCTTTCTTCTTCTAATACAGGGTTCCCCGGAAGCACTACTGATTATCCTCCATTAGGTCATTGGAAACTTGATTCTCTTGTTTGGGATAAAACTTCTGAAAGTTATCAAATTCTAGATTATATGGAATGGGATGGATACAGGGAAATGTATAAATATGGAACAATAGATTCTGATGTTCCAGAAGTGTATTCAGTAAAGCCAAATGATAACATAGATTTGTATCCCACTCCTAATGCAGGAACAACTGTGTCTGCAGAATATTGGAGAACTCCAATTATATTGAGTGATATTTTGTCTGGGGAGACGACAGCAGACGGAAACATTTCTGCTATTCCACCTAGATTTCATCAGATAATAATTGCCCGAGCCAAAATGTATTATGCAGAGAATGAGGATGCTCCTGAAGTTATGGCTGGTTCTGTATCTGAGTTTGAAGACTTACTGGATAAATTGGAGGCTGATCAATTAGTCAGGCAAGACAATAGAAGATTTTCTTCTGCTCAAAATTCATTTAATTTTGTAGTGAGACCGGAATGAGCAAACTTAGAGACAGGCGTATTCCGCCAACAAGATTACAGTCAACCTATTTTCCATTTGAGGGTGGTGTAAATATGGTTGATCCTTCCCTTTCTCTTGAGCCGGGAGAATTAGTAGCAGCTGATAATTTTGAAATTGATATTCGAGGAAGATATAGAAGGATAGATGGATACGAAAGGTTTGATGGCAGAACACTTCCTTCTGAGGTTGTCTTTTATAGAATTCCTTTTACTCTTGGTACTTCTAGGGCTTCAGTCTTTGCGAGTGCTTTTAGTTCTGCGTTTGATCTTCAAATCCCATCGGTGGGAGATATGGTAAAGGGAGAAACAACTGGCGCTGTAGGTTCTGTATTAAGTGTTAGTGTGGAAGATATAACAGGGGATGACGCAGCAGGTACTTTCTCTACATCAGATGCAGAGGGGTATGTATATTTTGTGGTTCGGTCTGGAACACTTCAGGATGGAGAAACACTGTTTTTTTTGAACAAGAATAGCGCTTTTGGCGCTGCATTTAATGTGGAGTATAAATAATGGGAACACCAACAGCCTTAAGGAAAACAAGGGCAGTTCTAACAGGTACTAGTTTTGCTGATAATACCACTGGCGCTATTACTGCTCAGATGGTTAGGCAATTCACTGAATCTGGGATGGGTGGATATGCAACCATATGCGCCAAAGCGGGAACACCCGCTAGTCAGGCAATATCAACTGCTACAACTACAACAATAGATTGGAATGCAGGAAGTACGGGGGCTGACGCAGAGGATGATACTGGAACTGTGTCTTCAACAACTGTAGGAACCGACGCTGATTTCGCAAATGACAGGATCAGGATATATGACAAAGGATTCTTTATGGTTAATCTGGGTATAAGTTTCGCGCAGACTGGTACGGATACTGTAATATGGACGTTTAGGATTGCAACTCAAGCAGATGGAGGCTCTGTGGTATATCCGGGTTTTGATGCTGCCGTTCAAAGAGTGGCCGCAACTTTAGATAATATGGTATCTGCTTCTGGAATAATTGACACCACTGGTCATACTGATTATACGGACCTGTTAGCGCAAGTAAAACATGGAGATTCCGGGTCTGAGAATTTTCAAATGCATTACGGACAATTATCTGTTTTTAGGGTGGGATAATGGGTCTAGTCGCCACGGCACTTTCCTATGGTCCTCCCGTATTGAGGGAAAAAATTTCCGGCGCTACTGTTGTTACAG